ATAAAAAAGAAAAAAAATGCATAAAACTTGGTTCCTTATCTATGCACCTTCGCGTAAGAACTTTTTGTTTGCCCGTTAATATTCCTTTACTTGGACAAATTTCACTTAGTAGTTTTGTTATGTTAAGAATTTATTGGAATGTAATTTGATGTAAAAAAAGCCCGTTTAAAACGGGCTTTAGTTTTAATTTATTCATAAGCCTTTATTGCTAAAGACTTTATGTAAAATTTTATATAACGAAATTGGCGACACTTAGGCGGGCATAAAATTTTGCTCCCTCGCGTAACAATTTTTTAGCATATCGAGTCAAGATTCCTTTACGAGGGCAAAAGCTCTCTGGATCTAGAACTACAGGTGTCTGAGTCAATGGCACATAGGGCAGATAAAAATATCCACTGTCCATGTAACTATCTCCTTTATAACCCATAAGAATCTGAGAGGTCGGAAAGAGTGGATCTTTGTAAAGCCTCCACCTATTATTAATAGTTCCAACATATTGGATACCCAGTGAAGAGGTGAAGGTCTCAGAAGGAGTAGGAGCGAAACCAGCGGTAGCTGTCTCAAAGATAGAGGCAACTTCAGGGCTAGTAACGAGCCAGTTAGCACCACCACGAAGGGTTTTACGGTGAATAACATTGGAAACTTCAACTACTTTAACGTAGAGAGCTTCATACTTTTCTTTAATTGTATCACCCAACGCTGTGTTGAAGTCCCACACAGCGACCGTACCAGCGTTATTACGAAGGTCGGTAAGAACTTCACGGTCGATTTCCAAGTTAATTTCTTGAGCCAATACGGCCGTCAATTCGGCTTCGGCATCAAGGTTGTGTTGAGAACGAAGATCTTGTTGAGCTTCATAAGACCAAACGGCTTTAAGCTTACGGGTCTTAGCAGCAACTTCTTCGGATTCTACAACCAAGTTAATTTCAGGAAGGTCTTGGTTACATTCCATGTTATATTCGTAGTTTGCTACGAAGTGGTTATCACCAGGGTCGGCGGACCATGCGAGAGTAACTTCACCAGTTACGAGATCTACACTGGAACCACCACTAACAGGAATTGGACCTGCTGCAACAAGGCTAGTAATGGTGAAAGTACCACTGGTATCTACAGTAAAGGTAGCAACAGCACCGACAGAGTCATCAAAAGCGGTTCCCGTAAGGGTTCCACCTAAGACTGGGGTGTGTTCAAGTGGAGCATAGGTATAAGAAAGACCAGCACCACCAGGATTTGTGCTAGAAGTCTCATTCTGCACAAACTGAGAACTGTAGAAAATATCCAAGTTTGCATCACCAGATGCTCGTTGTTGGAGAGAAACGCTGTCATCGCCAGGGAAACCACCTTGAAGGTCTGCACCACGGGTAGCACCCTTATTGGATGAATAACGGAATCTCAAGTAGTAAACCAATCCAGTTGGGCCTAACAAGGGCTGAACTGAAACGATTTTGTTAGCAATTAGCTGGGGATAAATTCTACGAACAAGAGGAATAGAAATTCTCTTGAACTGAGCAACATCACCAGTATCCGTCGATACTTCGTTAATAAGTCTTTGGTTTTCAAGCATAACGGCAGTGGTCGAGCGGTCGAAACGATTATCGATACCGTCGAGCATGCCTACGCTTGCCCAGCGATTCTCGATTTCTTTAGCTTCATTTAAATATCTCGAATTAATCATTATTTACCTCTAAAAATTAGTCTTCTTTTTTAAGACCAGCAAGATGTTTCCATTCGTTAATTACGTTTGGAAGTTCTTGAGTGTCTTCTTGAGTTTTAGTAGGAGCAGTAAATTCAGAAAGTACCTGAACTTCTCCGCTATCTACAGTTGTCTGTCCACGCCCGCTTGCATTCGCTGTCCGTTCTACTCTTTCTTTCTTTTCAGCCTTAGCATATTCAGTAAGAAGCCCAGAAGCTTCTTTGACTTGCTCATTCAACTTATGATTCTGCATAGAAAGTCTGGTATTCTTAGATTCAAGAATTTTCAGTCTTCCTTTAAGTTCTTCAGATTGACGATTGGCTTCTTCCAGTTTTGAGGAAGTAGCTACTGCATAATCTTCATCAGATAGATAATTAGCAGTTACATCGATAATTCTGTCGAGAGCCACCTTGTGTTCGACCATACGAGGGTCGTTAAGGATTTCACGTTTGGCTTGTTCATACATTTGATCGCCAGTATAGGAAAGGAATTGGTCGATTTTATCAACCATATAATTTTTCATTTCCTGGAGTTTCTTATCATACTCTTCATAGATGCCTACTTCGAGGTCATCATTTTTACCCTTTTCTTTTTGAAGCATTTGATAAGCTTCCTCGTAACCTTCTTCGAGGGCTGATTCAAATTCTTCTCTTTGGGTTTCAAGACGAGTACGAAGGTCTTGAATAATGGTAAAAGCTTGATCATAACCTTTTTCGGTTGTAGATTCGCTTTCCATTAATTCACTAGAGAGTTGCTTATAAGCATCTTCCAGTTTAGTTTCGAACTCTTTATCCAGATCAGCACGAGCTTCATCTAGCATTTCCTCAACGGCAGATGCGACTTCGTTTACTTGATCATCAGGGATTAATTTTTTAAGTGCTTCAATAATTTTGTTCATTACCTCAACCTCGATCTAATGTTGTCTGTTTGAGACTTAACGATACCACCTAAACAAGCGATTAACGTTTCTTTGGTAACATTATGTATGCTTCTACTTTCATTTTTTTGTGTAGAATATTCACTTTCAATGTTATTTTGTACAGGGGTAACATTTTCCGTCTTATTGCTTACTACTTTTTCTTGAAAAGCAGCAAAAGTGCTTGGGTCAGCAACGGCATCAAAAGTAATTAATTTATAGCCATCACCGATAACCAAAATTCCATCCTCATTCACTTTTCCATTCCCTACACCTCTAGAACTCATTCCAATTTTAATACCATCATTAAGAAGAGCTTTAAGGACTTGTCCATTAGGTGTGTTAAGGATTTCTCCTTCACCCATCAATGAATTTCCTTCCCACCACAATTTGGTAATTACGTGGGATGCTTTCTCAAAATGGATAATAGAATCAGTAGGGTGATCCAATTCGCCTAATAAACGGCGGTCTTTCACAACTTCTTCTAGTTTTTTAACATTTTCATCAAGAGCCTTAAAGGGATACATTCTTTTATTTTTATTGACTGCATCAGCTTCTTGAAGTTTGCCTTTAAATTTAACTCTACCACCAGAGGATTCATTTAACTCGAAGTTTATATCTGAACCATGGCAGCAATCTACAAGCAGCATGTTACTCATATTTCTCCTTGTATTTTCTTATTAACAACTAAATCGTCTTCTTTACCATGATTCATTTTTGGAACCATAGACGTTGGAACATATGGGTTTTGAAGATTTGGCCATGTATCACTACTTTGCCAACTACCTTGTCCTTGACCCCAAGATTTATCAGCACCTTGTTCACCCTTCATAGTCCAGTCACTAGAACTAGGAACATAAGGATTACTCAAGCCAGGATATACATCAGGTTTTCCACCTTCTTGACCCCAAGAATTGTTTCTCATTTCTTTATCAAGACCGCCCTTATAGCTTTTGCCATCACTAACTGGCAATTCGCTTCCCCAATCTCCCGAGAAATCGTTAGCAGGTGTATAAGGAACCTTTGCGATTTGATTCATTCTTGGATTATCACCACTCACTGTAACATGGACATCATTACTGACATTCCAAGGGGCGGTTTCTAAATTAGTTTCTACATAATGTTTCAACCATGTAGCAACTTCACCAGCGAGGCTAATATCTGGATTAACTCTATCGTTAAGAATTTCAGCCAAATCATTTAAATAACTTGCAGTCTCGTGTTTAAGGGCTTCATCACCTCTACGGTCAGCGGTTTTATAAACTTCTGTCATTGCGTTATAAAGGTCTGCAAACACTTTTTTCTCAACACCAAATTGTTCATCTACTCGTGGGTAGAAGTCATGAACAACACCTTGGAATGATTTTAAGGCTTTTACAGTGCTTGAACTTGTTGAGACCAGATCAGGGTTAGGGGGCAGCACAATGGTTTCAATTCTTGCATCCTGTGTTCTACCTGCGTTATAAAGGTCAAGCTCATAATCAAAATCCTTGCCTCCTCTTGCGCCCCTTACAACAACGTCAACATCCCTGCTGGCAGCATATACAGGTGAGAGAGCGCTT